GGATACGATTCCGTAACGTGTTTTGAAACCAATTTTTGGTTGAAAGGAACTTTCACCAACCGCACGAACCATTTGCAATGGAACGTAAGGACAGTAGAAAATACCTGCATCATAAGCAGATGAACCTTTGTAACCTACACAGAAGAAGTTAGTTGCTGACGCACTAAAATATGGATCAACATAAACTTTGTAACGTCCGTTGAGTGTTCCAACGAATGTGTTACCTGTGTCATCAATTCCAGATCCGTCTAACATTCCGCCCATAGCTAGAGCAGAAGCAACGTCTGAGGATGTGATGATGATGTTACCTTTACCGCGACGTGTTGACTTTGCAATTGCATTTGCATCACGTTCTACTTGGAACATCAGGCCTTTGAATTTCTCAACAGACCAACGTCCGTTTGAGTCAACATCAAGGTCAAAAACACCAGCTGTTGATGTATTGTGTTGTGCTCCGTGCTCTGCACCAAAATAAATGGTACGGATAACTTCGCGGTTAATTTCTGCCAAAATCTCTTGTGAGAGAATGTTAGCAAGTTCTGTTTCAGCATCCAAACCGTGAACGGCTTTAAGATCCTGTGCCAATTCCATTGAGTACTCACCTTTGAGTGCTCGTGTCTTAGCTGTAACAGTTACACGGTCAATTGAGAATGACATTTGCTGGAAATCTTCAGCAGCTGTACCGGCACTTCCAGTAAGACCGAAAGTTTCAGCAGTTGCCGTTGAATTACCTACTCCCAATACTGCGGAATATGTTCCACCTTCAGCTGCTGCTGTTGCACCGGCTCCGGCACTGACCATATCACCACCAGCATCACCAGAATGTGTGGATTCTGGTTCACTGTAGGAAGCTTCAGCACCACCTTGTGAATCGTAACGAGGACGCATTGCAAAAATAAGTCCTGTAGGCCCTGTCATTGGTTGAACACCACAAACGTCATAAGCAACCAAATTAGGCATTGCGCGACGAATCATGGAGATCAAAACTGGATCTTGATATTGTATTCCACCACTGGAACTTGCTGTTGGTGCGAGTGATGTTAGGGAAGTTGATGCTTCCATCAAAGAACCGCGACCTTCTGCAGATGCCTGCTCAGCCATGGCTATTTCTTGGTTTTCCAAAAGAACGGCGGTAACCGCTTTTCGGTATGGGTCTTTAATCTCTGGCATATCTGGATGGTTCAATACCGGAGCCCACTTTTGTTGTAGTCCTTCAGCTAGATACATTTTTTGTAATCTCCTAAAAATGTTATTTGTTTAAACGAGTTAATGCAGAAGCATACTTACTCATAATTGGATCAGTAGTTGATTCAGAAATATTTTGTTCTTCCTCAGTATTTTCCAATTCTTCTGTAATAGTTTCTGACTGTTGCTTAGGAAAATAATTTTCCTTAATGACTTCAAGTTTCTCAGAATATTGAGACTTGTCTTCAAAATCTATACCATCAGCCAATTTACCTAGTTTTTCTTTTTCGGTATCGGCGAGGTCTTCTGAAACTTCTCTCAAAGTTTCAGCCTTTTTATAATCAGCAAGTTCTTTTTTGATGTCTACACTTGTGTTAATAGACTCATCAAGTTTTTGCTCTAGTTCTTCAACTTTCTCAAATAGATCGTCAACAAGGTCAACTTTCTCTTCTGGAATGTCAATGTAATGCTCTGTAAAGAGATTCTTGAGGCCTGTCATAAAGTCTTCAACCAATTCTGATCGAATTCCTTTTTCAACAGCCAACTCGTTCTCTTTCATCCACTCTTCAGTAACATAGTTGAGATAACCATCAACTTTTTCTGTAACTGTGGATAAATGTTCTTCTTTTGCTTCAGACATTTCTATGTTATAATTAGTTTCTAACTCATCAACTCTTTGATTGACTTCAGAAATTACTTTAGCTGAAACAGCGGCTTCAAATATTGTAGAAGCTTTAGTTTTAAACTCTTCAGAAAGGTCTTCTCCACTTACTAGTGCATCCATGTCGTCTTTAACATTGATGTCAAGATCTTCTTTCTTGAGTTTTTTGTTTTCCATTTTATAACCAGCTTTTACTTCTTCTTCATCTTCTTCATCATCGTCCGCCTCTGCAAGAGTTGAACCCATGATTTTTGAGAAGGAATCAGAAAGATCAGACTTCTTCATACCATTTAATTGGTTATAAAGTGCCTTAATCATTCCAGCTTTGGTTTTAGGAGTAGAAACAGCTTCTTCCATTTCTTCTTCCTCTTCACCATCTTCATCTTCTTCAACCTTAGCTTTTGCCTCGTCTAAGATTTCTTCGCCCGAAGACTCCGCAACAGCTTGTTGCTCCTCTTCCAGTTCTTCAGCCGTTTGTTCCAAAATTTCTTCAGACATTGAAAATCTCCTGTAATGTTATCTGTGTGTATGTTAACTAATATTATTTATAAGAACTTATATTTACAACTTAACAATAAAATCTTTAAAAGCCTCGACAAGTACGCTCTCACGTTCCTTTCTTGAAGAATTATCAATTTTATCTTTATATTCTTGGATCTGTGTCTCTTTAAGAAGACCATTATCCCAAATCCATTCTTTCCCTTCCATGATTCCTGCCACAAAGGCGTCAGGAGCGGAAGGATCAGCAACTATATCAGCTGCTGTTGCAAGGTAAAAGTCACCTTGAACTTCTGAAATACCATCTTTACCAGACTTTAAAGAACCCATACCTCTTGATGAAACTCCCAATTGAGCACCTTCATCAATAAGACTCTTTACAATCTTTCCGTATGGAGTATCTAAAATCTTAGCTCTTCCCATGAAATTTTGGTCTACTTCTTCCAACTCTTCTATCATGTGGGAAACTCTTTCCAAATTGACCGTTGGCCCGTCTGGATGTCCCAATTCACCAAAAGCTCTTTTCTTAATGATAAACTCTTCAGTATATCGTTTTGCTTCTTTTTGAAGAACTTCTGTTGGATATATTCTTCCATTTCGATTCTTCTTATTTGCTTGCATGAAGATACCTTCAATGAAGTAATTCTTACCACCATCTTTTTTGGCTTCTGTAAGAAATTCTACATTTGTTGCTTCTTCGCTAATTAGTTTCATAAGTCCTCTCCGTTATGACTCAGGGTTACCTTTGCCCATACGACTTTTATAGGCATCTTTCATTGCTTTTTTAATTTCTGGTTTTAATCTTTTTTCCCACTTTGCACCAATCTTTTTAACTTTTAAATCTGCTTTCTTTTCTATACCCATCTTAACACCGACTGATGCAGTTTTGTAAACTCCTGCCTTATCTACTATTGCAAGTGCCTTTTGTCTTACTGCTCTCTTTACTGCCTTCATCACCTTCTCCTGTGAAGGTGGTTTTTTCATAGACCTTGCTCTTTTTATAGCAGCTTTCTTTGCGACCTTCTTTGAAGAAATAGACCTTTTAATTCTTTGTTGAGTAGTCAGTGCTTCTCTAAGTTCTTTAAAAGTTTTCATTTCTCTTTAGCAGCCAGTTTCCGTTGTTTAAAATCGTCTTTCATTTTTTTCTTGATAACAGGCTTCAATCTTTTTTTCCATTTTGCACCCATTTTTTGGGTTTTAATATCAGCCTTCTTCTCTATATTAGCTTTTATTCCGAATGATGCATCGGGGTCTTTGTATTTTCCACCCTTATCCACCAAATCAATTGCTTTCTGTCTTACCGCCTTATTCACCGCCTTCTCAACTTTATCTGGTGTAGGTGGCCTCCTCATAGACTTTTTTCTTTTGATGGCAGTAATTTTTGACTTTCTCTTTGCAACTCTGGACTTTAATTTCCTTTGTTGGATGGTCAACGCCTCTCTAAAGTCTTTAAACCTCTTCATGCAACTCTCTTTTTAATCCTATCTCCGCTAAGAGTTTTACCTTGAGCTGCCATTTTTTCTCTTTTTTTCTGTACACCAGAAGAAGCTTCCTTCTTCTTTTTCTTCTTACGAGCAATGTTGATCTTTATTTTATCTTTTTTATATTTTTTGTTCGCTTCTTTTCTTTTCTTTTTAGCGTCAGCACTTTTATCCATTCTAACTTTTACTGGTGCTAATTCCTCAAGATATTCACTAAATGTTTTCATTAGTAGGAATCTCCCAATCCGGCTTGATTGTGATTATATCCAAGTTGACTATTTTTCTGAAAGTTAGGTAACTCAAATCCTTCCATTTTTGCTATCTCTATTCCTACCAAGTAAGTATCAGCTGCCGCAGCACCTACCGTTGTTACAGACACATCTCCAAGTACATTACTGGTATTTCCATCTGCAGCTCCCATACCTATTGCTCCACCTAGTACTTCTGTATAATTTAATAAACCACTAGTACCACCTCTCAAAAATGCAATAGTTTGTTCTGTGGAACTTCCATCAAAGAAAATTCTAGTATGGTCAATACCAGATGCTATGTTCCACCAAAGTTTTCTGAGATTAATTTTTGGTGCAGCGATAGCTAATCGTGTACTACCATGAGTAAG